CTTGCGTAAACGAAACCTTGACCACCTGAAATCTTGTCATCAGGGTCAAACATGTCTTGACTTGCATATGTGTGATTAGTCGCAACCAACCCAACATTATAACTACCAAACATGTTAACACAGTTACGAACAAGTGCAGTTAATGCTTTGGGCTTACGACCCATGTCACCCTTCATGTCACCTGCTTCAAACTGATTAACGTCAGTAGGAGTCAACAACATACCCAATGAATCAATGATAAACAATACCTTAGGACGATCTGTTTCTGGCATTACTTTGTATGACTTCATGAATTCGCTGATGGTTCTACCAACGTCATCAATCATAGCCATATTCAATTTCAACAACTTATCTTCTTCTGTTGAAACACCAAGTGCATGTAGCCATGCTTCGTCCAATGCATTTTCTGTGTCAACCAACACAACAAAAATACCTTGCTGTTGAGCATGACGTACTAAGTTACCTGAACAGATAAAACTTTTACCTGAACCTGATTCACCTGCGAATACAGTAACCTTACCTAGAGGTACACCTTTGTTGAAGTCACCACTGATAAGATAGTTCAATGCATGGTTGCCTGTACTAATCCAATCAGTTGGATCGTTGAATCCAATACTAAGACCATCGATGGCCTTAGTAATGTCTTTGCGAAACTTACTTACGTCAAATGCTTTTGCCATTAACGATCCTTAGGCAGTGAGTGAATAACTTTGATTAATTCAATCAAATCTGATTCTGAAGTTACCAACAACTTACGATTAGTCCAATCGTCATTGTGGTCACGACCACCGATTTCTAACAAGAAACCGTTGTCATATTGTTGTACTTCATAATTTTGATTTACCTTAGCCAATTCATTAAGAATTGCAATGTCTGATTCTAATTTAGTAGAATCGGTTGTGTTTGTTTTTGTTCGTGTTGCCATTTTAGTTTCTCCTATCATCTGGCTGCTTGTTTGATTTTATCTGAAAACGAAACTTTATCAAGTAATTCGGGACACTGGTCTGCCATTCTTTCCAATTCATAATCATTTGGATAATGACGTAAAGCACCACGTGCACGGTCTCTAATAATACTAGGAACCCTTGGTGTCTTACCAGGATCGCACAATTCTTCCAAAAGTTTCTTACCCTGTTTTAATGCTCGGTATCTTTCGTCTGGTAGTGTCATGGTGTTCTCCTTGCCCTAAATAGAGGGAAGTATCCTTCCCCCTATTTTTTACTTTTAGGCTTTGTTTTGTCTTGCACGGATCATTGCTAAGATGTCCTGTGCTTTATCGCTTGATGTTGCTTTTGGAACAACGATTGGATCAGATGCTTCTGGAACATCTTCGTCAGTGCTAGTCACTTGAGGTGCAGACACAACGGGTGCGCTAGGTTCAGTAGACGCTTGATGTTTAGCCGCTGCCGCTCCAGCCGGGGCTTCTAGTCCATATGGACGATAGTAAGCACCCCAACGCTCATTATCAAAAGGCTTACCATCAACGCTTGCTTCAAACATTTCTTTGATGATACGCAATTCTGCTTCACCTGGCTTCTTAGGCAAGAAGTCTACCAAGTTGTATAGACCATGTGAAGTAATAGCTGCCTGTTCAGCCTCAGTTAGTGCACTTTCTTTACGTGCCCAGTTACTAGTTGAGTAATCAGCATAGCCACCCTTGCTTGTTTTCTTGATGTTGAAATCAAGACCACGCATATAGTCTGTTGGCAATTCTTCCATTTCAGGATCCAACAATGAACTCTTGATGATAGTAAAGATTTGTGGGCTGATGATGAATCTACGAATAGGGTTCGCAGGAGTCTTGTCATCGCCTAGTGGGTTTTGACGAACAAAACCTTGGAAGATATAACTACGTTTCTTCCAATAACGATTTGCCATTTCCTTAAGTGTTTCATCCTTATACCAAGGACGAACCTCAGCAAGAACTGGACAGCTTTCACCATACATTTCCATGCATGGAACTTGCACATCAATTTTCTTAACATTAGGGTCACCCTTAACGCCATTGAATGCTAGTTTAATGATTTGACGTTCTACCCAGAAACCATAGGGGTTTGCATTGTCTGCATCTGGAAGGAAACGAACTGTGGCTGTTGAGCCTTCATCGATATTCCAGTGGGGGTAAATTGAGTTGTCTGATTGACTTGAAGAACCCTTGTTTTGGGTCTTGTTTTCTTGTGCCGCAATACGTGCACGAATTTCTGCTAATGATGCCATGATATATTTCCTTATAAATTGAGATGGTCTCGTTTTTTTAATGTCGCTACTCCCAATGAGTAACTAACATAAGAGATAGTATAGCAGTACTTTCTTCTCATGTCAATAGTATTTATGCCGGATATGGTAAACCTCACCTTTTAAGTGAGGTTTTTATGAGTTTATTTACCCAATAATCGTTTTAAGTCTGCTAGTTCATCACGTTCAACTGACTCATTAGCACCAACTAATTTACCACGCAAGTTCTTTTCGTTCTTGCCTACCTTCTCAGTTGGTCCTAATTGACCTGCACGTTTCTGATTAGCATCAAGACCTTCTTGTATACCTAACAACTCCTTAGCAGCATAGTAACCTTCGGAAGCCATTTCATTTTCATCATCACTTTCTAGACCAATTCGTTTAGCTAACTGCATAGCTTCATAAATGTCAGTGATACCTTGATGCTTTGACCAGATACAGAATGTTTGAATATCTTTATGCAAACCTCTTTCTTGTAATTCTTTATAGATTCCTCTTACATCACCGCCCGCTCGTTGAACAACGTCCTGAAATGCTTCTGGTGTATGTGCGTCTTCCGCCACACCTAGTTTCTTATCTCTCTTTACAGCATCACTGTATGTTTTCAATACACCAGGATTCTTTTTAACAAGTTTGTTTAACGTTTTGCCACTTTCAATATCTTTTGATTTTTGAACATCTTTGGCATATTTTTTAGTTAAGTCAGGTCTTGCCTTCAACAAATCTCTTAGCATTTTATCATATTCATCTTCTTCTAATGAGCCTTCCGCCACACCTTCTTCTCCAATTCCTATTCTGCGTTTGATTTCACGCTTCATATAGTCATTGTCTTGTTTGTTAATCTTACCTGATTTGGTAACTCTAGGTGACATTTTTCGTTGTAATGGATCGATATCAAAACTGTGATTGTCTCTTGGGAAATGCATTTTGCCTGCACCAGCTTCAACTGTGTCAGCAATCTTATCTCCAAACTCTTGTCTTATTTGAGCAATTACTTCATCACTATCTGGGTACTCATCATTAAGACCATAATATGCTTCTGGGTCTACAGAGTCCTTATATTTGTCAATTAAATCATCTAATCTGGCACGTTGTGTGTCATCAAGACCTTCCGCTACTGCCTGAGGAACCATGTTAATGAAGTTTTCTTCCATGCCTTCTTCTTTTTCTTCGTCCATTATGCCAAATAATCCACCTAAGATTCCTTTAAATGCACGTCCATAATTTTCCATGTCATGCCCTGAGAAATCATCGCCCTTTTGTTTAGCTATTTCCTCTGCATCTTTTAATTTGCTCATCAATGCGTGTCTTTGTTCAGGCTCTAGTGTTTTTACTTTTTGAGCAAGTTTAGGATTCTTTTTTAATAATTCATTAAATTTTGCATAGTCATCGTCTTCAGCTTCGTATACAGGATCGACTGGTCTACCATCCTTACCCATTACTTCACCTTTGTCTAAAAGCAAACGATCTTTTTGTTGGTCGATTCTACGTTCAATTTCTTTAATCTTTTCTACGTTACCTTCTTTTTGTGCACGTTGATAGTATTGTTCTAGTTTTTGTAATTGCGGGCTGTTATCAAATGAATCCTTAGCCAATTCATAATTAACTCCCCATAGTGATGCAATCAATGCCGCACCACCTAAAATCTTGCCAATCATACCTTCTTCTACTTCTTCCTCTTCAGGAATAGTCTTTAGGTCTGTTGCTTCACCCATTATATTACTTGCCCATTCACTTAATTCACTGACTTCTTTCATCTCGCCAATGTTTTTACGTAGGCGTGAAAGAATAGGCATCACGCTTTCAATACGTGGGTCAAGTGTTTCTTGTACAAACAATTCATTTAGATTAGCTTGTTCATCACCTTCTGTTTCCATCAATGTTGGAGTATAACTTTCAAAATATGCTGTGTAACCACGATGACCAGTCATGCGGCTTAATGTTTCACGTAAACTATTGTAATGATTAATACCTTCATTAACTAATTGTTGCGCTGATTCATTGAATTGTCCGTTGCGTGTAGCACGAACGAATCCGCCCATTTTGTTATATTCTTCGCAAATACTCTTGATGTGATTCCAACGCTCATCGTTTGGAACTCCGCCTTCTGCAATATGACGGGCATACACACGTGCAATACCAGGGCGCATAGTTGGTGCAAGAATTCTTTCACCTTGTTCGTTTTCTAAAAAGATTTTAGCAATGTTACGGAAACGTTGTTCACCTTCTTGGATTTGTCTTGTGTGCTGTAAAATAATTTTTACGCTAGGCACTGAATCATTGTAACTAGCACTTTTACCCATTGGGTAGTAGCCTTCAGATAGTTTATCTTTCATTTTGTGGTATTCCCTATGTCTCATATCGTCACTGATGCGGTCTGCATCACGTAATTCAAAACTTAACTGACGGCGTTGTGCCCAGTTCTTAAGCTGTTTTAGTAATCCTGTCCAAGTATCATCATAGTCTAGTCCAGGGGTCATTCCACTTGGACTATCTGATTGTTCGTTGTCATAGTATACGACTAGGTTCTGTGCATCGTCAATGCTGACCCAGGCTTTGCCGTAATCTTCCCCGTCTTTACTAAATGTAAATTCAATAACGTCAGCGGCAGGGCTTGCTTCTACACGCTGATTTTTTGCATTTAATGGTACAGGTTTGTAACCCCTGACTTTTAACAGGTCGTATAACTTTGTGTTGAAATTTTCTGTATTTACTGCCATAAGTATATTTAGTCCAATCCTTACCCTAAGACGGCAAAGAAGGGTAATGGGGCAATGATTTCTTGGTGATCTCTAATATGTGATTCTAAATCGCTGTTATAGTCACTTAGTAGTTGAAAGATTCTAACTACTAACAATGATGACATAACCAAATCGTCTGTGTCGCCGATTTTGGCAGCATAACTTCCCCCACTAGCAACAAACGCTTTTAATTCACTAATCAATGATCTACTATGTAGTGTCATCTTTTTAGATTCTAGTAGTGTCTTGAATTTAGCACAGGCTGCTAATTTAGGTTTCTGCGATGTAGTGAAGCCTTTACGCTTTTTACCGGGTTCACTAATAAAGATACCGGGAATGTTACTTTCTCCGTATTCTGCTAATGAGATTAATGCGGCTTCACCGATACTGTTGTTTTCTACAGAGTAGTAAACATTGTTAGGTTCTTTTGTTATGTCAGTAATATACTTGTTAATTTGCGCTAATAGTTTGATTTGGCTGGGGATGTCTGTTTTGTTGTGTTTCCATTCACCAATTTGCGTAGTGGTGTTTGCTTCGTAAATTTGAATGGCAGCATTGTCGCCACCGGTACCAAGACTTGGGTCTAACCCTACTACATAGATATTCCCTTTAACTGGTTGTTTATACCAACGTACTTGCCCCATACGTGTAATAGGTTCTATGCCTTCTAGCTGAATAAGTGTGTTAGGATTGATTAAGGTTTCGTCAGCAATAATGAATTCGCAACCAATTTCTCGATTGAAACGATCTTCACCCAACTGTGCTTTCATTTCAGCAGCCCATTTTTCATCACGTCCCGGTTGCTCAGTCCAATATGCACGATATGCTCTGAATCCGTTTATACCTAATTCAGTTTGATTGCCATACTCATCTTCTGTTTTATTAGCACCTTTCCAAATCAATGCAAACTGGTCTTCATCACTATTTGGTGTACTTGTAATAATCGCCTTACCACCAGTTGATAGTGTTGGTGTAATAGAAGTCCAGAACTCTTGCGCAATACTAGGTCTAACAAATGCAAACTCATCAAGATACAATAATGTAATAGACATACCACGACCAGTATTTTCAGTAGTTGTCGCACTAACAATACGACTACCGTTCTCAAAGTCTAAACTACCTTTGTTGTATGTTGTTACACCAGCTTTAATATGGTCGAGGCAGTTTTCATATGCATAACGAATACGTTGCATAATTTCCTGAGCGCCTGTATATTTGTGTGCGGCAATTAGAATAGTACTGTCAGGGACAAACATAGCGTA